GTGTAATATCGCCTCAATGAATCGTGATTTATAGAGCGATTTAGCTGTTAGCCGCGACAGGCGCGGCGGTAAGCATGGCTGGGCCTAGTCCTCCCAGACAAACCACCGAGTTGCCAGGTTGACCATGCGCCTAAGTGGCAACGCCGAAGTGCGTTACGAGCTTCCAGTTTGCCCATCTTCGGGTGGGCGTTTTTTTCAGGGTTTTCGTCATGGTTAGCGACTTTGCGGCGGTTTAGAAACTGACCATTAAAGTAAATGCAAACGATAATCTGATGATGGTAGCGGCCTAAGAAGCCAGACGCCACGGGGTATGAGTCGTCCCCCGTCAAAAAATCGACCACAGAGTGTCCCCGTCTGTGTATTAGGGAACGGGGAGGCACAACAGGTAAGGGCGCTGGTGTGATTAACCAGATGAACGAGAAGGGGCCATCTGTTGGTCAGCGTCCTTTCCTGTTGCGTCTTCTTTTCAGCGTAACAGCGGTGCTTAACAGCACTTTGGGTACAGTTCCACGAATTTACGGGTATATCCCGTCATGCTGAAGGCGCTAATCACGCTGGAAGCCAGGGTTATGCATCCCCTGTTACCGAATTGCAGTCAGGGCGCGGTGCGCCGAAAAGCATACGGAGGTGGAAGCCCTCGCCGGAGACGTACCCGGCAAGTGATGGTGTAGCTCAGCGGTTAGAGCGGTTGACTGTTAATCAACGGGTCGATGGTTCAAATCCATCCACCATCGCCAATGCCGGTTTAGCTCAGTTGGTAGAGCGCCTGCCTTGTAAGCAGGATGTCAGCGGTTCGAGTCCGTTAACCGGCACCAGCACAACAGGTAAGGGCATTCTCCCTTATGGGGCTTGGCTTAAATGCATCGAGTGCTCTTACCGTTGTGATGAAGTGCAGCTCTTTGAAGCAACCAGAAGATAAGCATCTGGCTTCACAACATAAACCGCAGGAACGACCAATAAACGGTAGTCCGTATGGAGAACACCCCGTTGAGGAAGAGGCCTGGCCGGAACCGTAACCGGCACTACAACGTTGAGAACATTGGCGTAACGGGGTCATATCCCAATCTATGAATAAATGTCGCGAGGCAGCGTGACAACCAGTGTTCTCAACATTGTGGTGAATGCACAGGCTGATGTGCCGCAACTACAGTAGTGCGCGCTTTGCGGGGCTTGCTACAACCCTGTGTCGGAGTTCAGCACCGACCATCACAGTTTGATTCTCTGGCATGAGCATAACGCTGAAATAAGTCCAGTCTGGTGCGGTCTGATCACCCGCCGTTAGCTCCACGAAACGGAGCACGTAACAGGTAAGAGCATTCTCCTGTAACGGGTTCATATCCCAATCTACAGGTCCACCAAGAATGCTCTTTCCGTTGCGGTGAATGCGGCTAAGCGCACGCGGGGAAATGGTTATATCTGTCCATTATTTCTCCTTGTTTCCCCGTCCACGGTAGATAACCAGCCAAAGGATACCGGGAGGCACCCGGCACCGCAGCTTTTTTATTCGTTAAATAATGGAGTGAGAGGATGCAGAACAATCCGAACAAATGTCGAACGCTATGGGTGCGGTTATATATTTATGCCGTCCTCTGTTTGATTGTGTCACTGGTTCTGTATGTTTGGCTTTTGCCAAATATGATCTCATCTAACAGCACAATACTTGTATTGTTGGGAGTCCTTCTCGCGCTCATTTACCCGGCTTTCGCAGTAGTCTTTTTTCGTGAAAAAACCAGGAAATTAATTAATGAAAAAAACGTTGATTAGTGCAGCGATTATTTTGGGTTCTTTATGTCTGACCGGATGCGATCGGGTAGAGCCAGGTAACGTAGGGATCAAAGTAAATAAGCTGGGGGATGATAAAGGTATCGGTGAAGTAGTTGGCGTTGGTCGCTACTGGACAGGCTTGAATACTGAAGTTTATATCTTCCCGACCTTTAAGCAAATGAAGACATACGATGAGCCGTTCAGCTTCCAGATGAGCGACGGAACAACCATTGGTTACCACATCGGCGTAGCCTACAAGGTTGATCCAGCAAAAGTCACAACGGTATTTCAGACCTATCGCAAAGGTGTAGATGATATTACTGATACCGATCTACGCCAGAAGGTTGCAGATGCTCTGAACCGGTTAGCCAGCAAAATGACCACCGACAAATTTATCGACGGTGGCAAATCTGAATTGCTTGATGCAGCCCTTAAAGACATTCAGGAAGAAATGACGCCAATCGGCATTCAGGTGATGAGCCTCTCTTATGTAGGTAAGCCAGAATACCCGCCAACAGTTATTGACAGTATTAACGCCAAAGTCACGGCAAACCAAAAAACCCTGCAACGCGAGCAAGAGGTCAAACAACGTGAAGCAGAGGCCAACATGCTGCGCGCGGAAGCTGCCGGACAGGCTGATGCTATTCGCACAAAAGCCCAGGCCGAAGCTGATGCCATTCGTTTACGTGGTGAAGCTCTGCGCCAGAACCCCGGTGTTATGGAGTTGGAAGCGATCAACAAATGGAACGGTACATTACCGCAGTATATGACCAGTAATACCGCTGTTCCGTTTGTTCCGGTGAAATAAAAGTGTAAGCAAAATTGGCAGTAATCCGGCCCTTTAGCTCAGTGGTTAGAGCTGGCGACTCATAATCGCACGGTCACCGGTTCAAGTCCGGTAGGGGCCACCACATTTGGTTGTAACACGGCGTCTGGCACATGCGTCGTTAGCGGTCTGGTGACGTTAAAAGGGGGGAACCTTGCCCCTAGCTCAGGCAACGAACCAGGTAGCCGGAATGTGCAAGCCACCGTTTGTTGTTTTTCGGGTAAAGGGATTCACCATCCTGGCGATTCGGTGTGACAGCCGGGAAGAGTCCGGCGCATTAATCCTGATTTTCTGGTGATGACTCATATCGTTAGGAGTGATTTGAGTATGCCGATTATATCTGACATTCAGCACACCAGGATGGAGTGTTAATGTCTGCATCCCCTCTTGAATCCATGCCAAATTCCCTTAGTGCAGAACAAGCTGTGCTTGGTGGCTTAATGCTTGATAACTGCCGCTGGGATGAAGTTGCAGATCGTATAGTTGCTGATGATTTTTATACCAGTGCTCATCGTGAAATTTTCAGTGAGATGGAGAGGTTATTAAGTCATGGCAAACCGATTGATTTGATAACACTTGCTGAAGCACTTGAACAGAACGGTAAATTAGAACGCGCCGGTGGTTTTGCGTACCTTGCGGAGATGTCAAAGAACACGCCCAGCGCGGCAAATATTTGTGCTTATGCGGATATCGTTCGTGAACGCGCGGTTGTTCGTGAAATGATTTCCGTCGCAAATGAAATAGCCGAAGCTGGATATGTGCAGGATGGCAGGGGCAGCAATGAATTGCTGGATATGGCCGAGCGCCGCGTTTTTGAAATAGCTGAAAAACGACAAAAGAGCGGTAGTGGTCCAAAAGATATCGCCAGCATTCTCGATGCAACGGTATCTCGCATAGAAGAGTTGTTTCAGCGACCGCATGATGGTGTAACGGGGCTTGATACCGGATTTACCGATCTCAATAAGAAGACGGCAGGACTTCAGCCGTCCGATCTCATTATTGTCGCCGCCCGCCCATCGATGGGGAAGACCACGTTTGCGATGAATCTCGTCGAAAATGCCGCAGTTCGTAACGATAAGCCCGTATTGGTTTTTAGCCTTGAGATGCCGAGCCACCAGCTGATGATGCGCTCACTGGCTTCTCTTGCACGCGTTGATCAGACTCGTATTAGAACGGGGCAACTTAACGATGATGATTGGGCGCGGGTTTCTGGCGCAATGGGTATTCTGTTGGACAAGCAGAATATTTTTATTGATGACTCAAGCGCCCTGACGCCGACAGAGCTACGTTCCCGCGCTCGTCGTGTTTATAAAGAAAATGGTGGTTTGAGCATGATTATGATCGACTACCTGCAACTTATGCGCGTCCCCGAGCTGCAAGATAACCGAACGCTGGAAATTGCCGAGATTTCTCGCTCACTGAAGGCGTTGGCGAAGGAATTACAAGTACCGGTGGTGGCATTGTCACAACTTAATCGATCGCTTGAACAGCGTGCGGACAAACGACCGGTAAATTCAGATTTACGTGAATCAGGAGCAATTGAGCAGGACGCAGACCTGATTATGTTTCTGTATCGCGACGAAGTTTATCACCCGGATAGCGAAATGAAGGGCATTGCCGAGGTAATTATCGGAAAGCAACGAAATGGCCCAATTGGCACGGTGAGATTGGCTTTTAACGGCCAATACTCACGGTTTGATAACTATGCCGGTGCTGACTGGCAAGAGGATTATTAATGCAATGGAATGAGGAAAAGCCGATGAACATCCTGATCATTGGGCGAAAATTTGCAGCCATCAGTGATGTGAAAACATATACGGAAATGTGGTCTTATAACCTGGCCTGCGCCTTTAGTGAGGCAGGGGTAACATTGCAATACCATCGTCCATATTCCCCTGGCGTCGAAAGCCCCGAGGATTATGTTGAAGCTGTGTTGACTGCTGCGACAGCATGTTCTGCGAAGGCCATTTTGGCACCAGGATTGAGGTATTTTACTACGGTACCCAGGGAAATAGGCATGCAACTGTGTCGCCGATTCTCTGGATGGGTAGCCCAGGTATATGACGGTTCTATGCTGGATTCGGCACCAGTCGATATTACTTTTACTGTCCGCGATGATACCTGGCGGTACCTGGATAATCCCGGTCGGTTAGAACGTCATAATCGCTTTAACAAACATGTTGGATGGGCAGCGAATCAGGAGCTGTTCCATCTGGAAACCAAAACAGACGATGTTCTGCGTATTTTTGTAGACCACGCTGCATTTGATGTTAGTGGTTTTGATTACTCCTTAAGTATCCTTATGAACCTTCAGCGTCTGACCGTTCCGTATGAGGCCAGAACGTTGACTGATGACGGATTGGTTACCATTGATCCGGGGAATATTTCGGTAACTCCATACAGGCGGACGCCGGTGCCAGCAACCGAATTTGCAGCTGAATTGCGTAAGAGTGACGTTTTTATCGTTACGCATCCCGAAAGCCTTGGATTAACTGTTCTTGAGGCGGCAATGTGCGGGGCGTTGGTATTAACGCCTCCCGATTGCCTTCCGCCAGATCGCCTGGCTTTGGTGAACCATATGGTTATCAAGTCGCGGATTGATTGGGATGAGGTTATTGCTCGCGTTGATCGCGTGAAAAATGCTGAAAAGGTCCAGTGTCACACCTGGTCGGCAATTGCGGAAAAGATGCTTGAGACGTTTATCACGCAGAAACCGTCGTGCGGTAACGGATAAAAAATTGAACCCGTCATAACAGAAAAGCCCGAACGCCGGGCTTTTCTTAAGCCTTGTCAACAGAGACTTGAGCGGCTTTTATGGATAGATTCCCGCTGGCCTCTATCGCCATACTTCCCCCCGCCTTCAGGGCGACATCCGCGCCTGACTTTATATCGAGATTTCCTGCGGAAGAGATGAATGCCGGACCTTGAGAAATGGCATATAACTCCCCGGCCTCGTTGAACCCGATTGTTGTTCCACTTTTCAAGTGCGTAACGGCCCAGGCTCCGCCCGCCGTCCGGACCTCCATTAGTCCGTTCCGCGACGAAATAAAGTCTTTTTTGGCGCTGGTTGATGGTTGTGCTGGTGCACCTTCGACTTCAGGCGGTACATAGCCTTCACCTTGTCCTGACGCTTCAGGCGGCACATTGGGAGCGCCACCGGATGCATCCTGTGCATAACCGATTATCAATGGCCATCGAGAATCCCCATTGTAGGGAAATTCTACCCATACTTTATCGCCGGGCAGAAATGGTGAAAACGTGTTTGCATTGGACAATATAGCTTCTGCCCACGGCAATGAGGCATCTGGTAACCCATCCATCATGCCGACAACGCGTATTTGTGTACGCATCAGACCTTTAGGGTCATCGACGCTTACCACTACAGCCCGATACTTCCCTGTCAAACTACCCATTTACCACTCCTAACTGTGCACGGCTGACAAAACGGAAGCGGTCTTCGAAATGAGTCACGGACATCACTATCATTTTGTCAGGGATAGATTCATCGAGTTCTCCGTCACCTGCCGTGTTATGCACGACAATTTTCAGCGTCGTACCCGGAGTTAGCGCGGCATTTCCTTCCACCAGCATATCGAGGCGGGGGAGAATGAATTTGTTGTAGTTCGCCAGCGCGGTAGGATCGGGATTGCTCGTAAATTTAATGGGGTCTTCCTGGTTACCTGAGTAAACCACACCTTTGGTCATGTCATAACTGGCCATTCTGTAATTGTGGCGGCGCTGGTATTCATAATCGGCATTCAGGATGTTGAACTGACTAATTGTAAATCCGAATGTGTTGGGATTGGCGGACTCATAAGTAAGCGATGGAGCGGCGTTTGCCATTTTTTCCATACTTTTAAAATTGATCGTCCCCCTGGATGCCCAGCACATAGAACCGGTATCCCGGGCTATCTCCTGCAATACCTTGGTCGGTTTTTCTCCAACATTTAGGTGGTATGTGGATGTTTTTCTGAATGAGTCAGCATTTACCTTCAGACCAGGGGCAAGAGAGGAAACTACGGCTGATGGGGGCTTATCAACAAAATACTGTGCGCTGGTGGACGGAACTTTTAATAACCGCACCGGGTTACTAAACGCGTAAATCAGTACAGTATCGTCCTTGCGCGGCGCTTTAAGAACAAAGAACTCTTCCGAGAAGAGGATGCCGCCATGACCTTCCGGATCACCAAGTGAAACTGTCAGTATTGTACCAAATTTCACCCCCAGCTTATTGACCACGTAAGCCGTTGAATCCCTGACCATGAGCATAAGCTGGGGACCAGATAGCTCCCCGGGTTCGACATAGGTACATCCTACGATCATTTCGCGAGGGATTTCGTTCTGCCCAATTGAAACAGATTGCAGGAATAGCTGAGTGCGTTTTGAATCAGTTTCCGGGGCTGTGGTGGTCTTTGTGGCCATCTCATTCCTCCAGAATTTTCGCTTTTACCGTTATGGTGCCGGTGGTTTGCTGCATATAAGCCAGGATAGGAAGTTCCGCCACAACGGTGAGGTTCAATCCAACCGCGAACATCCTGTTGTCGGCGGTGCCGGTGGTCAGATCCTGAAATGCGATTGATTTTTGCCCTTCTATGTAACAGGTAACCGGTATCTCATAACCGCCGACATTGGCTCTGTGAGTGAAAGATGCCTGCCCGAGGCTGGCATACATTCGTAGCCAGAATGCTAATGCAGTTGTAACCATCCCAAGAGATTCCTTCTCGTCACTGGCTATCCATAGCGAATATTCCAGTGAGAAAGGGATAGTCGATACCAGGGCTTCAATCTCATCATTTTCATTGGTGACATGCCCTTCATCGTAATTATCCCGGCACAGTTCACCTTCATAAATTGAAAACGCGGGAGAACGAGACAGATTCACAAGCGGCATTGCCAGCTTATTTACCGGGCCAGCAGAGGCTGTATCTTTGCGCCCGGCGCGATCGGCTTCAAATGACGACAACCACTCCTTCACATCACTAAAAGTGCCGAGCGTTATGCGATCTCTTGGTGTGCGTTTCAGGAACTCCCGGAACGACTGGTTAATGCGATCATTAAAGCTGACAACTTGTGAGTCGAACGCTTCGTTTAAAGCCTGTGCGAGCGCCGAATCAATGCCATCAATAGTGGCAAATTCCAGCTTACCGGTTGGAGTAAGACCTTTTTTCTTAAAGATGGCCAGTAGCCATTCCTGATTATTCAGAATCACCGATGAAATTCCCTTCAAAGGCGCGTGAAGGCACGCAATAAAACAAACTGCCTACCCTGGCAGTGCCGTAATTGAATATTTTATGGATGTACCAGAAGCGGCGAATGGTTGTACCGTCTGACAGCTGTTCCAGCCATTCGAGCATGGAACCCACTGGCACATTAACGGCGGCTAACCGAAGGATTAAAGCACTGTCGCTAATTCCCGTATTATCACTGCCGTCGTATAGCGCGTAGAAGGCGTCCATCTCATCCGGGCAGTCGAGGGCCGTTATCAGTTCTGGATCCTGATAGTCATATATGCGTTGGTTCGGTTCTATTATTTCAGATGCCGTTTCAGGTGCATTTTTGTCTCTGTAAGGTATTGCGCGATACAGAACTGCATCGAATGAGTCAGGGTCTAGCTTGATTGCTTTGAGCCAGTCCATCCGCACAAGGTTATTAAAAACTGCATGACCTTGATAACGGTGGCGCACACCAGAATCACTAAGCAGGCCGTGATCCAGATTGGGAAGGTGATTGTCCTCCACAGGATCAACAATATTACCAACGTTAACACCATCGGTTTCGATTTCAGCATCAATATCTTCCTCTTCAATCAGTTCAGAACCTTCGCCTGGAATATCCGGATCCGATTCGGTGTCCGGGAGGTTATCACCAGTCACTTGTTGTGATGGTTCTGTGTCCTCAAACATGTCATCAAAGAAACCAGCCATCGATTATCCTTTCCGTTTACGGGCTTCATTAATTTGTGTCTCAAGAATGCTTCGCGCCTGCGCGGTGGCAGCGGCCTTGTCCATTCCCTGACTCATGAAAAACTTTATGAGGTTGTTCGCCTGCGTTTGCAGGGCTTTTTTGAGAGCGTCGGCTTCAGCGCGAGCCTGGGCTTCCCTCACCCGCGATGCTTTTAGTTCGGCATTCTTCCTGTTTGCCGTGGTGCGAGCTTTTTTTAACAACCGGCGAACGTTGTCCGTGGCGCTATCTTTGGCGCGTAGTTTTTTGCCTAATGCATCCTGAGATTTCAGATACAGCTCATACTCACGCGCAGCTTTAGCCTGATCCGTCGTTGTTGTCCGGTTGCGCGCGAGCGATTTAGCCAGTTCGCCTTTGAAATAGGTTGTTGTCTTCCGCTTGTCATCGCCGAAGGCTACCTGTTCAGCTGCTTTTTCCAGGGCAATAATGATGGCCTTGTGCCATGTGGGAGACTGAAAACGCGTCATAGCGTGCAACACATGTTTGCAGGCTACACCAGTCAGATCAGGGTTGCGGATCTTGGGGAAGGCATACTCTTTTGGCGGCGCGACAGCATAGTTACCAGCAGTGGCCATATAACGATACCAGTATTGATGGCGTCCACAATCACAGTCGAAAGATACCCGGCCCTTGCAGAGATCGGCAGCGATTCGGGCTTTTTTCGCACCGTCTTCAGCAATATCCTCAACGGCTTTATCCCATTCCTCAAATCGAATTCTGACACGGTGATGCTGGTGGACCGACTCATCCGAGGCATTAACAGATATCAATGCAAGGTTGTGTTTTAGCCCGAGGAATGTCGCGGCTTTGATCCCTGTGCCATCAGAAACTTTGTTGTTAGCGCGTTTTATATCAATGCTGGTGGACTGCGCCACCAGCTGAGCATAGGTAATGCCGGGTACCGTGCTCTTGAATTTTGTTTTATGAGCCTGCCTTGAGGTGTTGAAGCTGCGTATATCTTCGGGCGTAAAGTAGGTGCCATCTTTCTTTTTCCCAAGGCTGAGGAATGCCTCAAGTTCGCGGTTACGCATCCCCATAATCCTTGGGGTGAGTGTACGTCGCGCGTTTCGCCGATTCTGACGCTGCTGTTTACGGATAAGATCGAAGACCTTGTTAAAGTCTTTTGCACTTAATCCATCAGTCTGATAGCGACCAAGGTTGTCGCGAGCATATTCAGTTGGCATTCATTTCCCTTACGCAATGGATAATGTCCCTATTACCTGGCCGTCGTATTGGAAATGGCGAATCATTTCGCGGATCCAGGTGGCAGGTGGGAGTTTTAATTTTTTGCCAACAGTCATACCCTGAGACTCATCCTCAAGCCCGGCGGCGAGCGTCACAACCCAGCGTAGCTCTGCTATGCCCCACATACGGTAAGCCAGCAAATCCGGGCGATATTGCTCATCGGGAAGAACGTAATAAATCGTCAGATTCTTGTCGTTCGATTCACACATAAGCATCACCTCTTTGCGCAGCTCTGCCCTGAGTATTGGATCGGCTATGTTGCGGTCGTCATACCGCGACAGAGGATATTGCCGGGTGCTTTGGGTTGTAGTGATTGATGTAGCCATAGTCAGCCTGCCAGAAATAGATGATGGTGATTCTACCGC